TGGTCCCCCTTCTCCAAGGAGAAGGCGATGGTTAAAGAAAAAGTGGGCGCTAGAGGACTCGAACCTCCGAACCTCACGGATGTGAACCCTATGACCGTTATTGCGGGGTTCAGATAGCAAGGCTCTCACTTTCCGTGAGACGTGAGGTCTTTTGGTATCTTTATCCATGATGCATGAATAGCGCACCAGTATGATGATTTATTATGTTAATGTGCTATGTTATTTCATGTTTTCCAAAGCCTGCTGGTATTGCAGTGCTTGGGTCTGGGGCAGATCGCCGCTGATCTGGATCAGGATGTTGTCCTTGGCAAAGGCCCATGAAAAGAAAAGAGCAGATGCTTCACCAAGCATATCGTAATACTCTTTCATTGCTGCCAATTTTTCTGGATTGTCGAAGGAGTAGATCCTACCCCCGCAATCAGCACAAAGTGAAGGTATTAAGAACCTCCAAGCCTGAGCAGCGTTCATTGGTGCCAAGCCGTAGTCATCGTTGGTCATTTCGTAATACCCTTCAAATTCCAAACCAGCTTCTACAATAGCATCCCTGGCATTTTCCAAGCTCCATTTTTGAAATGTCGAGGTCGGCGTCGGAGGCGGGGGTGTTACGGTAACGACCACGAGCCGGGTGACCTCAATTTCGCGGGTCACTTCAATCTCCTGAGTGTGGATTTGGGTAACGATGACTTCCTGGATCTGGGGGGTGCAGCTGGTCAACAAACTACACAAGTAAAGGAGAAGGATGATCGCTGTCACGATGATCCAGGTCCTTGCTTTCTTTGGCAGGGCTTCCCAGCGTTGATTGAGAGTGGGATTACAGTAGTTGGGGCTTTCAGAGGAAAGGTCCTTATTCTTGCGATCCGATAGTGTGCTGTATTGAGTAGGCATATTCAACCTTCGGCTGATGGTGCTACGGCTTAAGCTTGTTTGGGACTGGATCTCATCAATAATTTTGGTCTTTTCAGCTTTATCCGCAATTTTGTAAGAATGGCGATTTGTATTGATCAGAATGTCCGCCCTTTTCCGATCCATCACAACCTCCTACGGATTTCGATTACCACTCCAATAATGGTGACGGGAAGGGTGGCGACCTGGTCGGAATCAAAGAAGACCGGGTCATAGGCGGGGTTGCTGGGGATGAGCATGAGACCTTTCTGAGAGAGCTTCACACGTTTAATGGTGAAATCTTCCCCATTGACACGGACAACAGCTATTTGTCCATTTTCGACATATTCCTGTTTTTCTATGACGACAATATCTCCATTACGAAGATCGGGCTCCATGCTGTCTCCCTGGACCCGGAGTGCAAAGAGCTCGCCGTGTTTGACAAAGCGTGGGTATATATCAATGTACTCTTCGATATCTTCAATGGCTTCAATGGGAGTGCCCGCAGGGACAGATCCAAGCAAAGGAATAAGACGAATCTGATCAGGATCTTGCTCGTTGGGCTTACTTCCCAATAAGTAATCCGTTGTTACTCCGAAGATTGTTGCCAGTTTGGAGACAGTTTCCAAATCAGGTGAACGAAGACCTTTCTCGTATCGATTGTAGGTAGTACGGTGTACTCCCAACAAACCAGCAACTTGTTCTTGGGTCATACCTTTAGTTGTTCTAGCTATATGCAAGTTTTTCATTTTCCTCTCCTAATAATAATGTTCCACAATGGCACTTGCAAGAAGTAGACCAAATAGTGTCATATTGGAAACCAGTTTTGCGATTACCCTTGACACAGTTCCATATTGGCACTATGATAAGTGTCATAACGGAACAGGAGTAGGAATGAGTTGGTTGAAGAACATCCGAGAAACAGAAAAATTAACCCAAGTGGAAGTTGCAGAAAAAGTCGGTGTAGCTAGAGCGTATTACACGAATATCGAGAATGGTGAACGTCGACCTTCTGTCGATGTCGCCAAACGCATCGGCTCTACCCTGGGTTTTGATTGGACCCGATTTTACGAACCCGAAAAAGAAGCCATTAAGTAGTACGAAAGGATTGTCATGTTGCGTGATGCATTAGTACTTTTATCTCCATTTTTAGTTTTCGTTTTACCGATGGCCCTGCACGCGTTTTGGCAGGAAGAGATCGCACCGAGGATACAGGGAGCAGGAAACAGGGATCAGGGAGCGGGGAAGTAGATGCCGATTTGGATGATTGCTTTACTCACTCTTGTGATCGCAGTCGCGATTGTTTGGATACCCCGTTATTTGTATGAAATCGGGAAGATCGACAGGGACACGTGGCTGACGATCATGATTGGATTAATGACTCTTTTGACGCTGCTTCAAGTAATTCTGCTGGGATTGGAAGCTTCTTAGAATGGAATTTGTCTCCGGTTTCAAGAACGATTTCTGCCTGAATCTCCAACAGAGAAACTTTTCCATCTTCTGGACAAGATTCTCGAATGAGATCAGAGAGATAAATCCTTTGAACTGTTCTTCTTTTCGGCAAGAGCGCGAAGGAGCCGGTAGTGGTGTCTCGGTTGACACGATTGCAGCGCAAATAATACGACGTTTTGAATGTTTCGGAATTAATCCATACCGCTGCAATATAGAGCTCCACTCGTCCGGTGTTCGTAATGGTGAGGAAAAGTTCAGGGCTGGAGACCATATTCCTGGCACCGTTGATGTTCGGGAAGCTCCGCTGCGATTCACTGATCCGCAGTTTGATTTCACAGCTAGGACGACGGTCAAAAAGGAGAAACAAAAACGTACCAGTTGTGGCAAGACCGGTGAGGATCGTAAAAAGAAATTCAACACCTTCTTTTGTCATCTGTCCATTTATTTTATCCCTTTTTTCGAGGAATCCTATGTCAACTGACGAAGCAAAGCAAGCAGTCTGGCAGGACGCGATCAAGCTGTGGTTGGACCGGCAGAACAGCCGGAACACAGCGCAATCTTACCGCTCGAGCCTGACTGGCCTGCTTGCCTTTTGCGGAAAGCCAGCCTGGGAGATCAGTCGGAAGGATATTGCTGGCTGGCTGGCAGATCTGCACCAGGCGGGCAGGACTGACGCGACCATCGCGAGCCGGATCAGCGGGGTTAAGAGCTTCTATACCTTTGTGATCAGAGAGTATGTCACCCTGGACATGGACGGTGAAGAGTACCGTCTTCGTGAGGACAATCCGGCTGCAAGCTTCAAACTGCCCAAAGTCGAAAGATATGGCAAGGCGATGTGTTGGGATGAAGAGCAGGCAGGAGCATTCCTACGGGCCATCAATACAGACAACCTACCAGGGCTTCGAAACAAGGCTCTTTTTGCAGGGTATCTACTGACAGGGCTCCGAAATTCTGAGCTCCGGCAGCTCCGTTACGAGGATCTTGAAGTGCTGCCAGGTGGAATAGTAATAATGAGGTACCAGGGCAAAGGCAAGCCAAACCAGACCAAAGAAGTGTATCCACCAGTGTACGAAGCGATCATGGCGTTTGCCGATGCAGAGCAGAAGTTCGCTGGTTTTGTTTTCCACCGGTATACAAACACGGGGGAAATTATTGACCTGCCAATCTCGGACCAGACGGTCAGAGACAGTCTCAAGTATTACGCCCGAAAAGCCGGCCTGCGCACCAGGGGGTTGAAAGTGCACAGCTTGCGCCATACAGCGGCCTATTTGAGAGCACAAGCTGGCGATGATGAAGACACGATAAGGAGGTTCCTGAAACAAAACAACGTTGAGACCACGAGATTGTATTTACAGAAGCTGATGCCAAATCCGGATAAGACCTGGATGACGGTAAGCGAAATGTTGGGGCTTGCGAGCTCCTAGGAAAAGAAAAAAGAGAGTGGTTGGGATAATACGCATTATCCCAAGCAATGAGAGAAATTTGATGAAAAAATTGGAAAAACCCTTTGCTTTGCGAGATATCCATTATCAACTTCTAAGATGCATTGAGACCTTCATTCATTGGAACGGTTACTCTCCTTCCGTCCGTGAACTGGTGGCGATAATGGGTGGCACGAGCACCTCTCACATATCGGGGCTGCTAAAAGATCTTGCGGTAAAAGGTTTGATCAGGCAGACGCCAGGCATAGCAAGGAGCATCGTGCTTGAGCGTCTGCCTGAGGTTAATAACAAACCTGGCCAACAGTCACGAGCCGTTAGCCAGGATTAGTGCAGAGTCCTCATGGGACTCTCCAATTATAGCAGAGGTAATCATGGAAACACAAACATTGACAGAGCTGGAATATCACACCTTGGAGCAACTTGAAAACCGCAGGTATGACATGCCGTTGAGACGAGAGGACCTGGCGGGAAGGCTGCGCTGGCGGGGATTGATCGGCAAGAAAGATGACCGGGCGATGCGGAAGGCGATTGAAAACCTTCGCAAACAGGGATACCTGATCTGCCACCGAAAAGATTCGGATGGCTGTTATGGTGGCTATTATATTGCGGACAGTAAAGCGGAATATGTGGATTTCAGGACGCGGGAGTACAAGTCCCGGATTATCAGCCTGGCTGATACGCTGCGCGAGATGGATAAAGCAGCTGAAGTCAAATTCGGCGAAGAAATTCAATTAGATCTGTTCAAAATTTAGCAATGGCACGCCCACTACTGCCACCCAAGTTTGTTGCCATCCCTGCTGACATTGTCTATGACACCAGCGTCCCAGCTGGCGTGTTCCGGACATATGTGCAGTTGCGCGGGCTTTTGTGGGGCAAAGAAGCGGAATCACAAGAATTTTCGATGAAAGAAATTCAGGAGGTGACGGGATTGTCAAGATCCGCACTATACGGGCACCTGGGGATATTGAGAGATTGCGGCTGGCTGCTGTCCAGCAGTACTCATTATTCTCGGATCACCATCTATCTGCATGGAGGTGCTCAAGACGCGGAAGGAACTGTAGAAAAAGATGTGGATAACTCTGTGGATAAACCTGTGGATAACCTGTCCAAAAATCTGGACAAGGTGTCCAGAAATCTGGACAGGTCTATTAAGGAGGATGTTAAAGATTTTAAGTCTTTACCCCCTGAATTTAACCTACCTCCTGATTATCTTGATAATCCGCGCGAGGAAACTGTCCATAAATCTGGACAAGGTGTCCAGAAATCTGGACAAGTGTCCAAAAATCTGGACAAACATAACGGCTGGCATGATGTGATCGACCGCCCGCTCGAGGGCAAGCTGGAACGGCTGGGAGTATTCCCGCAAGTTTATGGCCAGGTGGCTGAAGCTGTGCGGTCGGGAGAATGGACCTTGGAAAAGGTCAAAGAGCTTGCGGATGACATTCTTGACCTGGGCGATTCTGCCGGGCCAGGGGTGTTTGTTTTCCGCTTGAAAAACAGGATCCGGCCGGAAACAGCGGCCGAAAAGCAAGAGAAGACCGTCGAAAAATACCGGAAACTGTATCGGGGCAAGAGCGAGGTAAAAAATGGCGCGTAAGGAAGATTTGATCATCCGGGTTTTGGTGGACAGTGCGGCTGAGATCGGGATCGTGAAAGGGTTGCAGGCGTTTGCGGCGAAAATGGCGCCGCTGATCCTGCAGCTCGAGCGTGAAGGCACACTCAACGAGTTGCAGATCGCCCTGGCATTAGGTTGGGACGCGCCGTTTATTTATGGCAACCGGATCAACCGCAAGAAGTTTGCGAAGATCATCCTGGACAAGTTGCAGTTGGCGCTCATTGCCAACGCAAACCCCGGAAGCGCACTGGCACGTGGCCAGCGCGAGAAGCAGATGCGGCTATGGTGACCCTGGCGCAGTTTGCAGGTCGTTTGGTTTGTTCCATGCTGGCAGTCGCGGTGATCTGGATGGTTTTGATTTTCATGGTCCAGGTTGGAGTGTTGTTGTGGCGGGTGAATCATGAGGAAGTTGAGGAAAATGGTGAGTGAAACAACAGCACTTGAAAACTTGAAATACGCCCACGCCTGTGATGTTGCGCTGGACTTGTCCAGCCAGGATGTGCACGAGTTGTGGACGGAAATTGAGAACGCACTGAACAAACTCATTTTGGACTCGGTATCTGCGAATATGGCTATGAGCGCAGAGTTTCTCAAACTCGAATCTCGCACTGCAGAACTAATTGATGCAGAAAATAGGCTCTTAGACAGTCTTTCCACTTACCTCGAAGAAGATAAAACAGATGAGGTTGTGAGCTGGAACGCCATCGTTGCAGAGTTGGAAGCGTTTAAAAAGATTGTGAACGATTGCGGATTTGATGTTGTAACAGATGCAGCAATTCTTGAATATCCAGAGAGAAAAATTCTTACCGGTCATGGAGCGATCTATGTCCCTGTGGAAGGAGCGTGAGGAATGAGTAAAGAAAAAATAAACCAAATACTTCGATTTGTCATCAATACTGGAATTCCAGCTGAACTCGACAGCGAAACAGCTCAAGAAATGCTCAATATGACCAGCGATTATGAACAACAGATTGCTGATTTGGAGCTTGAAAAAAACACCTGGAAATGGGTTGCAGAAAGATTACACCCAGATATTGTTGTCAAACGTGTGGAATTTCACTTGTAATCAGGTTAAACAGGAGCGTGAAATGAGTAACCAAACAATCATCAAATTTGAATTTGTTGCGAGGGATATTTATTTTGTCTCTCGAAAAAGCGGCAGAGAACAAGGGAGGTTGAGACTAACCGATCTTGGGTGGCGATACAAGGACACGAGCGTTTTTTATCTTACCGCCCTCGAACTACGAGCGATAGCCGATAAGCTGGACCAGCTGAATGACAAGGAAAGCAGAGTGACCGATGAGCGGAGCTAAGAAAGTGCCTTTGGATGCTGCTCGGTATCAGGCTCATAGATTGCTGGATCTGCTGGAGCCGGTATGTGAGCGGATTGAGATTGCGGGATCCATCAGACGGCAATGCCTGGAGGTGGGGGATATCGAGCTCGTAGCAATTCCCAAATCCACCCGGGATCTGTTCGGAGTTCGTGAATGGGACACCGAGATTATCAAAACAAGGCTATTCGACCTCCACTCGCAAACTTTGTTGGGATCATCTGATAGAACACTATTTGCCAAAGCAGGTGAGTGGTATGCGCAGTTTGTAGCTTTTGGGATGAAGGTGGACCTGTTCATGACAAAACCCGAGAAATGGGGCTGCATCTTCATGATCAGAACCGGCTCCGCCGATTTTACCAAAAAAATGGTGAAACAGAAAGTGTGGGGCGGCTACTGCCCGGATCATCTGTACTTCAAGGATGGAAGATTGTGGGATGGCGAAGAGGTTCTGGATACACCTGAAGAGGATGATGTTTTCAGGCTGTTAGGCGTTCCCTGGATGGATCCGGTTGAGAGGTTCGAATGAGCGAAGATGATCTCACGGAATTCTACAGGCTGCTCTATGCCTGGGAAGATGCCAGGGACGAGTACATGAAGACTCTTGGTGGGATGACATTCGACCAGGACGATGTAAAGGTAAAGGCAGCAGCTTCAGTGGAAGCCAAAGCGCAGCTGGAAGAGTTTGTCAAGGGGCTATGCAAAAGAGAAGAGGTGACCGAATGAAAGCAATCAGTATCAAGCAACCCTGGGCGTGGTTGATCGCCAATGGATACATGACAGTGGAAAACCGGAAGTGGTATACCGGGCACCGTGGCGATATTCTGATCCATGCGAGCAAGAGCAAGGCTGACCTGGAACGGGATCTCGAATATGTGAGGCGGGTTTTCAGGATTGGGATTGACCAGGAACAGCTGCTCTTTGGGCAGGTACTGGCAGTGGCTGACCTGATTGGCTGTACCAAGGAGCCAGAGGCACGGGTCGACCAGTACTGGCACAAAGAGGGTCATTTCGCCTGGATCCTGCGCAGGATCCGTCCGATTGATCCATTTGAAGTGCGGGGGAGGTTGAATTTATTCGAGATCCCATTCAGCTGGGAAGAGTATCCTGAACAGATCGGGCAGCCTATCACGTTTGTTAGGGCTCAGTTCGCAATGTTTGAAAAAGAGGTCGTGGACGTGTTTGCTGGTGCCAACGATGGGCCGGCGTATTTGCGACGAAGTAAGTCCTGAGAAAGAGGGTTACATGCCAGAAGAGATAGTGATCATTGAGTGTCAGAAGTGCGGCCGGGAGGTCGGCAGGTTGAGCGACTTCAAAGGGCGGCAAATGCTGATCGTGAACGGGATTGCAACCACCTTCTGGCGGGGTGTTTGCGTGGAATGCGGTAGGGAGTTCCACTGGGACATGGGGACGAAGGCGCTGGCAGAGTTGATCAGCCAAAAGGAGCAGAAAGCGTAATACCCTGAAATAGGATTGATTGATATTACCAACCAACGACTCTTTTTGTTCGTTGGTTGGTTTTTGTATCTCAAGTAGAGCAGGCAGGTATAATGTGGATACCAAAGGCAAAAACACACCAGGAGGTACACATGACACTCGAGAACCGCACACTCTTTTTTGGGGATAATCTGCAGGTAATAGAGGAGAGATTTTCCGATAACCTTTTCGACCTGATCTACCTGGACCCGCCGTTCAATTCCAACCGTAATTACAACGTGCTGTTCAAAGAAGGCCAGGTGGATGCTTCAGCGCAGATCCGGGCGTTTGAGGATACCTGGGAATGGTCCCCTCCGACCATACGTCTGTTTGAAGCATTGAAGGAAAACCCGAATCCGCAGATCGCGATCATGATGCAGAGCTTGTTTGAGATCATGAGAGATACCCCAATGATGGCCTATCTGGTTAACATGACCGCCAGGCTGATTCCACTCAGGCGAGTATTGAAGGAGACAGGCTCGATCTATTTGCACTGCGATCCGACGGCCAGCCATTATCTGAAGATGATCATGGATGTGATATTTGCTAAAGCAGGAGGAGAGTTTTTGAACGAGATTATTTGGTATTATGGGCCCAAGGCAACTCAAAGGGCAACCTCATTTCAACGAAAGCACGATGTTATTCTCCTTTTCACAAAGTCACGTCAAAAACACTTATTCACCTGTCCATTACAAGATTACAGTCAGGGCAGTCTAGATGAAAGAGAGACTCGATATAAGCATGAAGATGAACAAGGTCGTTATAGACTTACCACTCGACGAGATAAGAATGGAGCAAAGTATCGGGCAAAGGTGTATTTAAACGACGGTGTAATTATGACTGATGTATGGCAAATACCAGTTATCAATGCAACTGCTAAAGAACGCTTGGGTTACCCGACGCAAAAACCAGAAGCACTATTGGAACGGATCATCCAGGCGTCCAGCAATGAAGGCGATTGTGTGTTGGATCCGTTTTGCGGGTGTGGGACGACCGTGGCAGTGGCTGAGCGATTGAACCGGAACTGGGTCGGGGTTGACATCAGCATGCAATCCATCAATGTGATCAGGGAAAGAATGATTAACCACTTCCCAGGGATCAATGTCAACATTGACGGGATCCCGATGGATTATGAATCGGCTGCAGCACTGGCTGAAAAAGACAAGTTTGCCTTCCAGGACTGGGCAATCACATTAGTTGGTGCAAACCCTCCAAGCGGTGTATCGAAGAAGGGTGCTGATAGAGGAATCGATGGAATCATCCTTTTCAGAGAAAAAGTCGATTATTCCAATCCGAAACTACGCAAGATCATTGTCCAGGTGAAAGGCGGAGGGACTAACAGGGGAGATGTTGCCAGGTTGAAAGGCGACCTGGAGAGAGAGGATGCCCCAATGGGAATCCTGATCACACTCAAGGATGCCACATCTGAGATGAAACGTGAGGCGACTATGTCTGGAGAATATCAGTACACCCAGGCGACCGCATTCCCACGGATCCAACTATTATCGATCCGGGAATGGTTTGAAGGAAAGGAACTGAAACTGCCTGCAGACACGGTAAACCCGTTCAAAAAAGCGGAAGCCAAAAAGGGCAAGGATGTCGGGCAGCTGGATATCGGTTTAGAATAATTTAAGATTTCTCACTGGTGTTTTTGTAGAAAATGGTGTGGCGGTATAGTAGAATAATCATTGTGCTTGCCCCCATAGCTTAGTGGATAAAGCAACTCGCTGACTACGTGTTAGATGGGAGTTCGAGTCTCCCTGGGGGCAACACCTCTTTACAAATCCTTTGGTTTCTCTTGACATAAAATGACAATATCAGCTATACTATGGTTAGTCAGCGAGAACCCACTAAGCAACTCGGGTTAAAGGAGAAAAAAGGAGCACTATCCCATCTCTCCGCCCTCGAAGCACCGCTCCAGTCCCCCCACTGGGGCGGTGTGCTTTAAGGAGTACCTTCCCCTGTGAATTACTTGCATTAGACCCCCATATCTGGTATTATATTAGGTAGAAAACCGTATATCTGGCGTTTGTTGGCTTCCAACCAACCATTGATCTTGAGAGAGATCGCGTGGTTGGTTTTTCGTTTTTAAGCGCCTGGTGTGACCAGGAGAAGGATGGAGTTGATGCAACCAATTGAGTTTACCCCTGAGATGATCATTAATATCATCGCTGTGATTGCCAGTTTGCTGGCCTCTTATTTCCCAGCGCTCTCGACCTGGTATGCAGGATTGAGATCTGAAGTGAAGAGCGGGATCATGATCGGCGCAATGCTGGTCGTTACAGTAACGATCTTCCTACTGGTCAACAACGGACTGATCCCATCCACAGCAGGCCCGATAACGTTGGTCCAAGCCGTTTACGCATTTATCCAGGCCTTGATCTTCAATGCTGGCACTTACATCGTTTCACCACAAACCAGCAAGATCAAGCAAATCAAGGCTTCGCGGGGCTGCATTATCTAATGGACTGGGGCGCTGTCATAGCTGGGTTGTTGACCGGTGGCGTAATCGTTGAGATTGTCCGCGCTATTGCGGCCCGAAAGCATGTGCACTCTGTCGCTCAAAAGGTGGCAAACGAGGCAAGCTCTTTGCTTTACCAGGAGTACAAAGACCGCCTTGAGCAGCTGGACAGTAAGGCAGATAAGCAAGACGTGAAAATTGAAAAGCAAAGCACAAAGATCTCGGAGCTGACATGCGAGGTCGATGTGTTGCGAGCAGAAGTCAGAAGCCGTGACCAAAAGATCCAGGAGCTTGAAAATTTGAAAAGCGCACAACAACACGAAATCGAAAAGCTCCAGTTGGATGTAGCGGAGCGTGATCGGAAGATCGCAGAACAAACCGTAACCATAGCAAGCTTAGCCAACCGGATCACAGTGTTGGAGGCAGAGCTGAAACAGCTGAAGGGTTGTTGAGATGTACAAACCACTACGACCGTGCTCGTATCCTGGGTGCCCCAACCTTGTGACGGGTGGCCGGTGCCAGGTACATGCGGTAGCTTCAACGGCAAGTGGATGGACACGAGACCGGAGCCGGCAGAAGTTGTACGATCGACGGTGGCAGAAATTTCGGGCAGCGTTCCTGGCGGAGCACCCCTGGTGCGCTTCGTGTGAGCGCATAGGCATAACAACACCAGCAGAACACGTGGACCACGTGATCCCTCACAAAGGAGACCCCAAGATGTTCTGGGATGGGCCATTCCAGTCCTTGTGCCCGAGCTGTCACTCGAAGAAGACAGTCGAAGAGATGGGGAGGGGGGGATGAAAAAGTTTTCAATCGGAGGATGTCGAGCGCAGGTGGTCACACGCACGAAAAAAAATCCCAATGTGGAGAATCCTAATGCCTGCTAAAAAACCAGCAGATTTAGTGGTCCGACACGAAACTTTGGACGAAAAAAATCAGCGATTATCAGCAGAAATCGTGAATAAAACAGGCAGAAGTTTACCAACTTCAGCGCCTAAAGAGCTGAAAGGTCATGCGTTTGCCAGGGAAAGCTGGCGAAGGCTGATGCGCGAGTTTGACAGTCTGAAAGCAGAGCGCGTGGACAGCCAGGACCGTGATCTGCTGATCGCATACTGCCTTACCCTGGAAGAAGAACAAGATCTGCTGGTCATGAGAACAGCCTCCCTGGCAGATTGGAAAGACCGGCGCGAGGATGTGCTGATGCACCGCCGCCATATGGCTGATTACGACAAAGAGGGTGAAACCTGGGATGTGTTGGCAAAGCAACTGGTTCAGATTGTGAACAAGGTGCAAGCGGCATATAAGACCGTCCTGGATATTGATGCCAGGCTGGATCGCAAGCGGTCGAGCCTTCTTGGGTATCAGCAGCAGATGTACCTGACTCCGAGATCCAGAGCTGGAGTGGTTCCAGAACGGGCTGAAGAAGAGGATCCGCTGGACGAGATGGAAAAACTGTTAGGCGATCCTACCGCTCAATTTGAAGCGATCGTGAACAAGGGGGGTGGGCATGCCGTTTGATCAGGCTAAAGCCGACCGCGCTTGTGCTTTCTTTTCGATGCTGAAACACACCGACGGGAAGTTCTATGGACAGCCCTTCAAGCTGCTGCCCTGGGAGGAGAAGATCCTGCGGGATGTGTATGGAACTGTCAAAGAGGACGGTACCAGACAGTATCGCTATATCTGGGTTGAGGTTCCAAAAAAAAATGGGAAATCCGAGCTTGGAGCTGGAGTTGCCTTATATCATCTGTATGCCGATGGTGAGATCAATGGCGAGGTGTACGGGTGCGCAGCTGACCGGGAGCAAGCATCGATCATATATGATGTGGCCAGCAAGATGCTCGAGCTGGTACCGGCGCTGTTGAAGCGGTCTAAGATCTTGCCATCTTACAAGAAAATTACCGATAAGGTAAGCGGAACGCGCTATAAGGTAATGAGCTCAGAGGCTTACACAAAGCATGGGTATAAACCCAGTGCGGTGTTATTTGATGAAATTCATGCACAACCCAACCGTGAGTTGTGGGATGTGATGACCCACGGATCCGGCGCTTCTCGAGCCCAGCCGATCTGGTGGAATTTTACAACGGCCGGGAAAGACCCTGATCGGGTAAGCATTGGTTGGGAGCTGCATGATTATGCGATGCGGGTTGCTTCTGGTGAGATCTCGGATCCGTCCTGGTATGTGGCGATCTACTCCTACGAGGGAGAAGACATCTATAACGAAGAAAACTGGTATGAAGCCAACCCATCCCTTGGTGTGGCCAAAGACATTGAATCGATGCGGGATGCTGCAAACCGGGCAAAGAACAGCCCTGAGGTCGAACTGAACTTCCGCTGGCTGGATTTGAATCAGTGGGTAACAACAAAGCTGACCAGCTGGATCAATCTGGAAGTCTACGACCAGACTGAAGAAATCATTCCTGATGAAAAGCTTCTGGGGATGAAATGTTTCATTGGCCAGGACGCTTCTACTACAACCGACCTTTCTGCCATTGTGCGACTATTCCCACCTCAACCAGGATTGGATCACTGGCATTTCAAGAGCGACGCCTTTATTCCGCGCAACACATTGCTTGATCGGGTCCGAACTGATCATGTCCCCTATGACAAATGGGAGATGAGCGGGCACGTACACGTAACAGATGGAGACACGATCGACCATTGGGCAATCCTTGACAAGGTGCTCGAATATAAAGAGATGCACGAGGTGGTTGAGCTGGTTTCGGATCCCGCTTTTGCGGTCATGTTGACTCAGGCTGAGATGAAAGAAGGCATCAACGTTGTCACTCAGCAGGGTACTTTTGCGGTCCTGACAGACCCGATGAACACGGTAGAAACCCTGATGCGCTCCGGGCAGTTGACTCACGAACACAACCCATTGCTTCGGTGGACCTTCGGAAACGCCTCGATCGCGACTAACGGATCAGGACTGAAAAAGCTTGTCAAAGAGACTAAAGGAAAGAGCGTGATCAGGACCAAACGAATCGACCCAGTTATGGCGCTGGTGCTGGCAATGTGCCGGGCGCGGTTCTACGACCAGGCCGACAACCTCGAGGAACGGATCCTGGCGGAAGGATGGGGTATGTGAGCAAGAAACAAGTAATCAACAAAGCAGTGATAACCCCGATTCCAGCTGAGATGCAGCCTGGTGACAATAACTTTGTACTCTATTGGCCACCAATGGCGACAATTGGAACCATTAGTGTGGAAACGGCCAAGAAATTATCTACCGTTTACCGCTGCATGAATATCTTGAGCGACGACATTGCCGCTCTGCCCTTTCAGCAGTTTGAGCGGCTGGAAAGAGGCTCCAGAAGGGTCAAGCCAGACGGAGACAGCCGAAATGTGGCTTATTTGATTGAAATTGAGCCTAACAGATGGCAAACACCTTTTGTGTTCAAAAAACGGCTGATTTTGGACTTGTTGGGCATGGGCAATGCCTATGCCTGGAGACCGGTTAGCACATACCCAGAAATCTATCACCTGGAAGCAAGCAAGGTACGGCCGGTGTTTGATAAGAAAGGCAACCGCTATTTCCAGGTGTTGTTTGACAACGGGGAAGTCAAAAATATCCCGGATCCCGAGATCCTGCAACTGATGATCAACCCGGATAAGCGGGGAATGTTTGGTAGGTCAGTGCTGGGATACGCGTCCGATACGATCAGCCGACAGATCGGGGCCAACAACTCGAGAAACACCCTGATGGGCAACGGACTGTTACCTACTGCCATTCTGAAGGTAAATGGCGCGATTGGGGAAGAAGCCAGGCAGAAGGTGAAAGACAGTTATCTAAAGTCAGCCACAGATGGTGTGATGGTGCAGGACAACGCCATCCTTGATTTCAAACAGATCACGATGAACGCGTCTGATGTGCAGTTCCTGGAAAGCATCCAGGCGACAGAAGTTGAGATCGCGAACTATTTTGGCTTGCCACAGTACAGGCTCAATTTGGGAAAGCAATCCTACCAGTCGAACGAGCAGCAGCAGCTGGATTACCTGGGAACCACCCTGAACCCCTACCTGGTGCAGTTTGAACAGAGTGCCAGGCTGAAATGGCTGGCAACTGAGGATCAGGACGCGGGATTCTTCCGCTTTGAGCGCAAAGCCCTGATGCAGCTGGACACTAAAACACAAGCTGAATTTTTGCATACCCAGATTCTGGATGGCATTTATTCACCCAACGAAGCCCGGGCAATTAATGACCTGGAACCCTACCCGGGTGGAGATCAACACTACTTCCCTGGAAATATGGCAGTGATCACAGATAAGGGGTTAATCATGCCCGGCAAGGAGACACTATGAAATTGAACAGCAAGCTGGCACAGGAAGGTGAACGCCGATTGGTGTTTGACGCCATCGAGAGCGGTGAAGTTGAAATTTTCTGCTACGGCGACATCATGGACAGTTATTGGTTTTGGGATCCGATCAACCCACCGCTTGGGTATATCACCCAGGATTCGGTGAAGGACGCTTTGGACAAAGCAGCCGGAAAACCGGTTTTGTTCCGGATCCATTCATCGGGCGGCGACATCATGGCCGCAAGCGCAATCCGGGCACTGTTGATGTCTTATCCTGGCAAGGTGATATGCCAGATCGATGGATTGTGCGCAAGCGCGGCTACCTACATCGCCACAGCGGGATCCAAGGTGCAAATGCAAGACTCCGCCTTTTTCATGATCCACGACCCGTGGACGGTGACGATCGGCAATGTGGATGATCACAGGGTGTCGATCAGCATGCTCAAGGAGTTGAAAAAGGGGATCGTGGAAGCGTATTCGGCAAAGAGCGCGCTTGAACAAAGCCAGATCGAAAAGATGATGGCAGACGAGACCTGGATGAGCGCCCAAACGGCGCTTGAGAATGGGTTCGTGGATGAGATCATCAGCCAACCCGCATCCACAAGAGCGATGGGGATAGCAAAGGATTCCCTGCCAGTGATGAACAACGCATTGAAAGGATACCGGGAGGTTCCTGCTGCTGTTCAGGAAATGATGCAAAAAGGATTGAATGTTACGGAGGATCTGGCAACCAGCGTGCCGGAAGATGCCTCCGATACAGAAGAACGCGAGCAAGCCGTCCAGGCGCTGCGCGAAAAAATCAAAACTCTCAAGAAGGAGAAGTAAATGACCACATTCAAGAGTGCGTATGATCTGGCGCAAAAACGCGTCCAGGCCGTGAATGACAAGGCTCAGGAGATTGAAACCCTCCTGGGCGGCACCGAGGAAGACGTCAATGCTGCTCTGGCTCTTGAGCCCGCGCTGGACGAGGCTCAAGCCGAAGCACAAAAGGCGCTCGACCTTTACAACAAGCTGACAAAGGCGGACGAGCTTGCCGAAAGCACGGCCAGTTTGTTCGTACCAGTATCAGAGGCAGCTGCAGAAGTTGGCACTGTCAAAAACACCATGACCCGCGAGGAATTCGACGGGATGAATACCAGTGAGAAGGCTGCGTTTATGAAACGCGGTGGCAAAGTCACTGAAGAAAAGGAGTAAAAAATGCCTGATTCTTTAGCAAGTTTGTTTCCAACCCTTTATGCGGGCATCGCGGAATTTCCACGGCGCCAGTTTGGGATGATCAGAGCCGTCCAGGTGGATGGCAAACTCTCTCGAGCCGCAAAGGGTCAAAGTGTGGTATGGGATGTGCCTCAGGTAAGCGGTGCAGTTGACATCGAACCTGCAGCAACTCTGCCCGCACCTAGTGCTGATGTGGCAAAAGCACTCACTTACACAATGGCATACCGAAAGGGTGTGCGTATTGCTGTTACCGGTGAAGCTTCAGAAGCAATCGGTGACGCCAATATGGCGATCCGCCGCCAAAACCAGTACCTGCAGGCATTTGACAAGCTAGCCGCTGGGATCGAAAGTTACCTGGCGGGCGTAGCGATCCTGAATGCCAGCCGCGCTTTTGGCACAGCCGACACCGTGCCGTTCACGGCATCTTCCGCTAACCTGGAATATTTCGCAAAATTGTGGGGTATCCTGGCGAAGAACGATCGGTCCAACGGAGAACTCTCCCTGGTGCTGAACACAGCGACTGCGGAGGCGATGCGTGCCTATATGGGCATGCTTTGGAAAGCCAACGAGGCTGGTGATGATGAGATGATGAAGAACGGATACCGCACGCGGGTCCAAGGCTTCAATCTCTACGAATCCAATCAAATGCCCAAACATACCAAAGGGACTGGCGCCAGTTATGTCTTAGATGGAGCTCACGCCGCAGGCGCAACGGAGATCAAAGTCAAAACCGGCACAGGCACAATCCTGGAAGGTGATGTGATCTCGATCGCTGATGAAGCTTCTGGATCTAAGTACGTGGTAACTGAAGGCATCGCGTCTGCAGGGACCCTGACTATCGGCGCTCCTGGTCTATTGGGAGCTGGTGCTGATGGCAAGGCGGTCAGTATCCACCAATACACCCCCAACCTGGCGTTCAACCAGTCAGCCCTTGGTTTGGGCTGCCGCCTACCGGAAATCCCCAAAGAGGGTGATGCGGCTATCGATGCTACCAGCATCCGCGACCCCTACACCGGCCTGGTGTTTGAGGTCCGCCGCTATGCGGAGTATCGCCAAATCGTGGACGAAGTTTCCATCATGTACGGCGCGATCGTTTTAGACCCAGAGGCAATTGCCATTGGGTTGAGCTAAGACTCAAACGGGCCTGCTCCCTGAGACTCCCAGAGAGTCAGGGGAGTGGGTCTGGATTGGAGATAACGTGAGCATTTTGACTTCGAGTGAGGCAGCCACCGTTTTGCGCTGCGAAAGTGATGATCAGAACATGCTGGACTTGCTTCCCCAGGTGGACGCGTACATTGAAAACGCTACCGGGTGGAAGTGGGCCGAGGATGAAGTGATCAACCCTACTGCCAAATCGGCGGCCAGGATGCTCTTAGTGCAATGGCACGAAAATCCAGCACAGCTGGGTGCCGAAAATGAGATGCCGCTTGTGTTTGGACTGAACTCGGTGTTGCTCCAGCTGAAAGCTGAAGCCGCAAGATTGAAAGAGCTTGTCCCATGAAAATCGGCAGAACCACGACCAATCCAGGAGAGCTGCGAACAAAGATCGTTCTGGAAGAGCGCAAGCTTGAAAAAGACGCCGGCGGATTTGTCAAACCCATTACGGGTCGGCAGATTCAGACCTGGTGTCGATGGACCAATGCCCACGGACAGGAACTCTGGCAGGCTGATGCCGCCGGAGCCAGAAAGACCGCAACGCTGTTGATTCGGTATCAGCCTGATCTCGACGAGACCTGGAAGGTGATCTATCGCGGTAATACCTGGGAAATACACTCGATTGACAACGTGAGAGAGCGGGATGAATATCAGGAGCTAAGAATTGCCATGATTGGAGCTGGTTAATGAAAGCCGGACTCAAAATGCCAGCAAACCTGCAGAGGATGCTGGAAGATCTTGACGAGCTGGAACGCTCGCAGATTGACGAGATCGTTGGCGATATGCTGGATGCCGGAGCAGAAGTTGCCCTGGCAGGCATGCAACGGCGGGTCAGGATCCGGACTGGCAAACTCAAAGACCATCTCAAACGGAGCGAAATCAAAAAAGATGGAAACGTCTCTTTCGTGGAAATCGGGTTGATTGACGCGCCTGGTGAAGTGGTTCGATATGGAACTGTGAATGAATTTGGCTCTTCAAGCGTGAAGGCGCACTCGTTTATACGTGCGACCATGACTGAAGATAAGGCAAAGATCTATCGGGCAATGAAAGCGCGACTGAAAGCCAGAGGGATTGAATAATGGCAACAATTTGGGCTCGAACGAAGGCTGCCTTAGCGGGGCTTGGGTTACCAGTCGAAAACAACCGACTGGTATCACAGACCGGCGAGGTATTGCCTGATCGTTATATAACGTTCCAGGTTATCTCAACTGCCCCAGAGGAACATGTGGATGACCATGAGGTCCTGCGAAATCACCTGGTACAGCTGAATTGTTGGTCCAAGGATGGATTTGAAAGCTTCCCGGATGTGGAAGCAGCTATGTTGGCAGACGGCTTTTTGTTTCAAGCTGAACGCGACATGGATTACACAGAAACTGGCCACTACGGCCAGAGCAAGGATTTTCTTTTTATGGAAGAAAAGGAGTAAGAAATGACTATTGTGCAAGGAGAATATAAAAGTCAAGTTGGGCTTGACAAACTGCATTACGCGCCAGTGACAAAAGACGACGCAACCGGCTACACAGCGTCTGCTCCGGTCTACCTGGCACCCGTTGCAACCGCAAAGGTGAGCACCACCCGGAATTCGAACACTCAATACGCGGACGACGGCGTTTTTGACAGCTCAAGTGCTGAAAGTGAGAGTTCGGTTGAGATCGAGGTCACCAACGTTCCGTTGGTAACAGTGGCACTTTTGACCGGAAAGACCTATAACGCCACCAACGGCATGTTGATCGAGGGCAGCGGCGGTGAACCGCCAGAATATGCCCTGCTGTTCCGTTCGAAAAAGTCGAACGGAAAATACAGGTACGTTTGTTACCTGAAAGGCAAATTTGCCCTGGCTGATGAGGAATTTGCAACACTGGAAACTACCCCCGCGCCTAAGAACGCCAAACTGACCTTCACCGGCTTGCGCACAATATTCGAATTTCAGACCGCGACTGGGAAGAAGGAAACTGTCAAAGTTGTTAAAGCGGATGAAGACGTGACCGCTTCGGCGTCATTGATAGCGGGCTGGTTTACCGCGGTGCCTGTGCCTGCTACGGTAGCATAGAACTAAGCGAAAGATAAATTTGAAGGCGGAGTAGGGTGAAAGCCCTTTCCGCCTACCGAAATGGAGTGCCATGCCAAAATTTGCAATCGAGCTAAAACTTTATGACGAGAACAACGAAGAAAAGGCGGTATACCGCCAGAGTTTCGTCCCCTTCCGGCTTCTGAAAGAGGCTTTCAAGCTGCAGAAGTGGATCCAGGAGTTGCAGGATCCTCAGAATATGGATCCTGAAATAGCAGACAACCTGGGTGATTTTGTGGTTGCTTTTTTTGGCAACAAGTTCACCCGGGACGAGTTGATGGACGGAGCGGAGTTTAACGAAGTGATGACTGTGCTCACTCAGATTGTGGGCTCGATCAGCAACCCAAATCCCAACCCGCCTCCGGAGTAGATTCGGAGGCGGTCGAAGATGATGGGGAGCCTTTGGAGGCGTTGATGAACATCCAGCTGATGTTGGTGAAGAGTTTCAACTGGTCGCTGGCAGATATCGACCGTACAGACGCGGTTAGCTTGTTCGATTTTGTAAGGCACGTTTCCAGCAAGGGTGATGCAAGCCCTAATAAGCAACTCTATGCTGAGGATGTGTGGTAATGCAGCCTAAGGAGTTAGTTGATGGCTAAAGACAGCGGAAGCAGCGCATTAAATTCCAGCATGAGCCTGGATTCGACCGATTTCAAAACAGGTATTTCGTCTGCGAATCGGGAACTGAGGGTATTGGACAGCCAGTTCAAGGCCGGTGTTGCCACGTTGGGTGATTGGACTAAAAGCTCAGAAGGGCTTGAACAGAGAATCTCTACGCTCAATCAATCAATTGGGGTGCAAACTGGAAAGGTAGCCTCGCTTCAAGAGGAGTATGACCGCGTTGCAGAATCCAAGGGCGAAACTAGTCGGGCTGCACAGGAACTGCAGATTCAGCTAAACAAAGAGTCTGAAAAATTAGGGAAAATGTCCCTCGAACTGGTAAAAACTGAGGAAGCTCTGGAGGGTATGGGGAGCGAATCAGAGGATACTGCTAAAGAAACCAAGAAGGTCGGTGAAGAGTCTAAAAAATCCGAGAAAGAAGTTAAGACTCTGGGAGACCGGCTAAAGGATCTGGGAAAAGGCACCGCCTCTATGCTCACAGGCGTAGGAGATAAGATTGCCGGGCTGGGAAAGGCAGCTGGATTGGCAATCGGCGGCATGGCGGTAGCAGCTGGTGCAGGAGCAATCAAACTGGCTCAAGCTGTTATTTCAGGCTTTGGAGATCTGGAACAGAGCCTGGGAGGTTCTGAGGCAGTCTTCGGCGAATTTGCGGGCAGGATGCAGGCGATCGGTGAAGATGCTTACAAGAACATGGGCGTGACCCAAAACCAATATCTGGAAACAGCCAACAAAATGGGTGCGCTTTTTCAGGGAAGCGGACTGGACATTGAGACATCGGCTGATCTGAGCTCCAGGGCAATGCAGCGGGCAGCTGACATGGCAAGCGTGATGGGTATTGATATGCAGACTGCCCTGGATTCGGTCGCTGGAGCTGCCAAAGGGAACTTCACCATGATGGACAACCTGGGTGTTGCTATGAACGCAACAACCATCGAAGCCTATGCTGCTTCAAAAGGGTTGGATTTTGTGTGGGCGTCTGCCACTCAAGCTGAAAAGTCAGAGATGGCAATGCAGATGTTCTTCGAAAACACTGAACAGTATGCCGGCAATTTCGCCAAAGAAAGCACCCAAACAATTAGTGGATCTCTGGGGTTGTTGAAAGCAGCTGTCGGTTCATTTACAGCAGGTTTGGGAAATTCCAACGCTGACATGACCAACCTGACCGAGAACGTCGTAGACGCCTTCGGTTCGGTAGTTAAGAACATCGTGCCTATCCTGGAAAATGTCGTGAAAGCACTGCCTAAAGCTACAGATGGGATATTGACGGCCGTTGGGGCGTTGGTGCCGACACTGCTGCCAGTGATTACTGGAATCTTTGTCCAGGTTTTGAATACGATAGTAGGCTTGCTACCGCAGCTACTGGGTGTCCTGGTGACTGCCCTGTCACAAATGTTCGGGGCAATTGTGGAGCTGTTGCCGGAGATGATAGATCTGGGAGTAGAAATCGTCACATCATTGGTAGGAGCGATCGGTGAAATGGCGCCCATGTTGCTGGAAGCGGCACCGGAGTTGATTATGCAATTGGTGGACGGGATTGTCCAAATGCTACCTGAGCTGGCGGCCACAGGTCAGGACATTATTACAGTTCTCATCGAAGGGATCGGCATACTTCTCCCACAATTAATTCCAGCCGCAATAGGGATGATCGTCATGCTCATCAATGGGATTGCTCAGGCGCTGCCGCAAATGATGACAAAGATCGCAGAAATTATTCCTCAGGTAGTCATTGTATTAATTGAAAACTTGCCTTTGCTGATCGGAGCGGCCTTAGAGCTGATAGTCGCTTTGGTGGATGGCCTTGTGCAGGCATTGCCGGTTCTGATAAGTTACGTTCCGGAAATTATTCTTGCCATCGTTGGTGCAATCGTACAATCTTTGCCGAGCATCATTAGTTCTGGGACTCAAATCATTGAAAGTTTGATTAGTGGAATTAAAGGGATGTTTACAGCGCTGCGAACAAGCGGCTCGGATGCGATCAGGAATGTCGTTGACGGGTTCGGCAGCTGGTTTAGCACGATGAGCTCAAAGGGGCGAGAGTTGATTGACAAATTAAAAGAGGGGCTGCGAAACGCAATCAGCAACATTGGAGAGATTGGAAGGGACATTGTCTCTGGACTTTGGCAAGGAATCTTAAATAGCTGGGCGACCCTGGTTGCAAACATCAAGGAAAAATTTCGGAGTCTTTTTTCTAATATCAAAGAGCTTCTTGGTATTAATAGCCCGTCCAAGCTTTGGGCAGAAGGAATTGGTGGACCTATCGCAGAAGGTATCGGCGTTGGTTTCATGAAGGAGATGGACAATGTGGAGCGATCCATGCGAAAAACAATGGCAGGCCTGCTGCCGACGATGGATGTTGGAATCTCAGCGATGGGTATGCAGCCTGTCTTTGCGGGTGTGGGGCAAACGGTCACAGCGGAAAGACCGCCTGTGACAATCAATGTCAATCCCAGTGAGCCGATCGATTATGAGCTACTGGCAAACAAGGTGGCAAGAAAAGTGACGGAGGGCTGGTAATGGGATGTAGTTTAGTCTTTGTCTCTGGAAATCAACGGATTGATCTGAATGAGCGAGTTGGCTTGTTTTTGCAGGCTGGCTATTATCCAGCGGTTGACGTACGAGCAAAAACAATAACGGAATCAGTTAAGGTGCAGCTGCGCGGATCGATCTCAGCAAACATCCAAACTCTGAACCGCTGGTTTGAGCGTGCCAGGAGAAAGGATCCCGCGTTGGATCCGGTTTACCTGGAATATAAAGTGGCTGAAGGAGAAACAGCCTGGAGAAGTCAAATCGATGATGGTGCTGTGACAGTTGACAGTGCAATCAGCAGGGAGTACACCCGAGGTCGGGTAAATGTTGAGATCTCGTTTGAAAGAGACCCATTCTGGGAGGGTCCGGAAACAGTTTTGCCAATTGGGAATGTTAATGGGAGCCCACAAGCCAGGGTTTTTAATGCCAACGATGGTGTTGGCCTGGTCCCAAATAAAAGGATTAATTCTGCCTATGTGACTGCCAACCTGATTCAGGGTGATCTGCCAACACCAGTAAAGTTGATCATCGAAAATTTATATACAGAAGATCTCGCCCATTTGTGGATTGGGATGAACAATACCCGCCCTAACTGGAACACCGGCTGGATGCTTGAAGCGGAAAGCGCGATAGGTGTAACGCCCGTGAGTGCTGTAGGCGCAAGTGGCGGAGCGATCGCGCAAGGGCAGTTAACCTACGGATCCGCTCAACCGATTTTGCGCTGGGCGATTTCGGACTCGCTAATTTCCATGATGGGGGGGCAACGTTTGAAAATGCTACTGCGCCCCTGGTACACCAGCGCCTATTCGGAATTTAAGTATAAGCTCCGGATTGTATCGTGGGTGACACCCCTTTATGAAACCGATTGGCTACGTGAATCACAAACTTATGCGCGTCATTGGCTGGATCTGTTTGATTTTCGCATGCCACCCTGGTTGGAAGGCAAAGATAACCTGGCTGGGCTAACGCTTGAGCTGTGGGCAACACCAACCAGAGCCGGCACCTGGACGTGGGCATTTGATGATGTGATGTTATTTGCCCAGGATGGATTTGTCAATTTGGATACCTGGGTGGTGCCGAATGGCAAAGTGATTATTGATGGTGACAGCGGCTGGAATGAGGATGCAGACGGCAAGAAAACGGGCTTGAGAAAGAAAATAGGCTCGCTAATGCTGGTGCCTGGTGCTTTTCATCTGTTCTATTTTGCAGCTCACAGAACTATCATGAACCAAGCGCCTGCCGATTTTCTAGTTGGAGTGAGCGGGAGTTATCGTCCGCGAAGGTGGCTGCTGTGAAAGTTCGTTTTCTGCAGCGAAATCAAGTTGTTGAACAGGTTCTTCCTGCTGGATTGGTTGTTGAAGTCGATCATTATAGCAAAACAGTTTATGGCGGCTGCGAAAAAGCTGAGCTCAATATCTCAGGCAAACCAGATCAGCTACTCGAGCTGATCAACTACCTGCGAAATGGTGTGGAGATCTACGATGATGCCGGAAACGCGGTTTGGTGGGGTTTCGTCAATCGAGTAGAAATCCCAAGAGACCAGATCATTGTCAGCGCCGACCTGGAAGAAATGCACAACAAAATTGCAGTTGCTTACAACCTGATTTCAGCAGGTGGTAACACGGTCGGGATCAGACGCACTTCCCCCTGGATTTCGGATGACGATTCCATCGCAAAGTTTGGGACCAAAGAATTGCTCGAGAGCGGCGGCTCAATGAATGCAGTTGAAGCGGTCGCAATGGCAACCCGATTGCGAAATGAGCGCGGCTTTCCAAGAGTGTTCACAGCTTCCGGAAACGCAAAAGAAGCCAAAGTTGAATGTTGGGGCTGGTGGCAGACGTTAGGATGGCGGTATACATTTGTGCCAACAGAACTGGCACTATCTTTTCAGACGATCGGGAACGCTTCCGTCCAGTTGTTGGAAGGTGTGAAAGTGGGCCAAAGCTTTTTGGCAACCTCCGATATCAACCTGGCAGATCTGGAGATCCACATTCGAAAAGTTGGTGGGCCTGGTGATGTCAGTGTTGAATTGTCTGAATCGGTTGATGGGGTCCCTGGAACTTCCATCAGAAGCGCTACCATAAATGCCTACGATATCACAACAACAGCGGAGTGGGTGAGAGCTATCTTCTCAGAAACACTGGTGCTTACACCTGGAAAAACCTATTTCTTGGCCTTCAGTTCGTCCTTTTCAACTGAGAGCAGTTACCAAATTATTACCCTCGATCCTAATCATGGCTATGGCGGCGGGATTTTTGTTGAATTTGATAGCGAGACAGACACCTGGATCCAGACGACCAAAGACATGCCCTTCCGCCTATACAACAACGTTTTGACCGAAACATCACAACAACTACAAAACATTTTGACTGATGCAGGTCAGTTTATGCAAACGATTTTTATAAACGACCGCAGCAGTCTCTATGCGGAAAGTTATCGAAACGGAGACACAACCGCCCTGACAGAGGCTGAAGATTTTCTGGAGATCGGCACCTCGAACAACAAACGCTTGCTCGCGAGGGTGAATTTGGATCGGACTGTTGAAGTGTGGGAACAACCAGACGAAACTACAAACCCACCAGTCGAAATGCGCTCTGATGGCAAACTCTATTATCCTGCCGGTTCGCAGGTCGAGGAGCATTTTGACCCAACCGGAAAATGGATCTCCATTGAACCGATTCTGTGGGGGGCGATCGAGACAACCACACTAACTGGCAAAAAAAGCTTCTTTTGCGATGAAGTCGAATGGAGCGGTGGCGGCTTGAAGCTCAAGCCGGCAAACTGGCAAAATCCCTACAACCTGAGGATAACGAATGGCTAATAGAGACAAGATATCTGATTTGATGAAAAGGGCAGCACCCTACCTGACGCGCATGTCGGATGATGTCAACACTGACACGGTATCCAAAGAAATCGAAGCGCTGGTCCTGGCATTGGAAACGCACAAAGCCAGCGCGGATCACGACAGCGTTGCCCACGTCTGGGCGGCGCTTAATAAATTTTTACAAACAATTGAAGTTGCCAACATCGTACCTACAACTGGCGACGCATCAGATATTGGGACAGCTGAACGCCCTTTTCGTAAAGGCTACTTCAGTGAACTCTCGGCATTAGAAACGCATAAAGGCAGTGCAGACCATGACAGTGTCGCTCATATATGGACAGCACTCAATAAATTCTTACAGACAATTGAAGTCGCGAATATCGTGCCTTCCACAGGCGATGTTTCAGATATCGGTTCAGCCGAACATCCTTTCCGCAAAGGATATTTCAATGAGCTTTCAGCATTAGAAACCCACAAAACCAGTGCGGATCACGATAGCATCGCTCACGTGTGGACAGCACTCAATAAATTCTTGGAGACAGTCGAAGTTACCGATATCATACCTGCCATAGGTGATTCTTCTGATATTGGTTCAGCAACGCAGCCTTTTCGCAAAGGCTTTTTCAGTGAACTCTCCACGCTGCTTTTCAAAAAAGAAAACGTGCTGGTGATGGAAGGTTCACTGGTCCTTACCAAACAGTCCGGCAAGTTTGAAGCAGAGGTCCTTTCAACAGATACGAAGATTGATTTCGGCCAGGCAATAACACCAGGCGATTTCCTGCTTTTGCGTGCAGAAAACAAGATGGAATACATGCAAGTAGGTTCGCTTGTTTCGGGCACGACTTACAACGTCACGAGAGATCTTGATGGCAGTGGCGCAAACGACTGGGGGGCAGGCTCGGTCTATTTTGTACGTGGCCATTCAGGTGACGGTTGGTTGGAACTGACGGCAAACAGTGAGCAAAGGCTTAGTGTGTTTTTGCAGGGCAGCACCTGGAACCAAAGCACAGAAGTTGCGAGAATTGGAAAGCTCGATGGCTGGCAAACCAGCGGTCTTGAGGGCTACGGACTGGCGCTCGGCAACCAATCTCTCAATGAAACAATGACCTTTGCAGATAATACCAATAAACTCAAACTTTCTGGAGAAGTCAACGCTAACTCTGGAAGCCTCAATGAGTTAGATGTGATTGGCACATTAGAGATTGGTACTGGTGGGGATATCCAGATTGGAAATGTTGCATCATCAAACATCAGGCTGATGTCCGACAAAATTATCGGCGATCTTGGTGGATCAGGAAATGTCCAATTTATCCTTGGCAACCTGAATGGTTATTATGGCATGTCAACTGATACATGGGGGCTTGGAGTTGGGTTGGCTGACCTAAGCCAATCGTACATCAAATTTGCTAACAACGACTTGCTGATTAAGGCCAGTCTTGAGTCAGGTAATACTACGATTGATGGGACTGGGATAACTGTATTAACCGATCCGGCCGCAGGGGATGGCTATACAACAATCATTGAGTACGGTGAAGATAGCGAGACAATAACTGCAGTGCTTGAAGGCGCAACTGATACAGAAGAAGTCAGACACCGTCTCCGAGCAAGCGACCTCCAAAGAGCGGCGACTCAGACAATCATATCAGAGTCCTCTCTTTGGTCTCGTGTAAAACTCCTTGCAAGCAAGTTATTAATGCCAGCCAAACAAGCCATTATTGAACTGTTTTCGTCAGGGACAGAGTCAAAGATCAGTTTGACCGCTGAAAAAGTTGAAGTCTTGGCTGACACTGTAGAGATAAAAGGTGGTGAAGTAAGTCAAATTGCTGAACCTCTTGGCATCCCACAAGCAAACTCAATGGGTAAGATTGACCAGAGTTGGCTGCCTGTCGAAGAAGAACCAGCGGGAACATTTGAAGTTCCTGGTGGTGCAATGGTTCTCTGGGCTGGTGCACTTGCACCAACTGGTTTTGCTTTTGTGACAGAACTGGATAATCAGTTTGTTATGGGCCATACCTCGACTGTGCTTGGTACCGCGCTTGGAAGCACAACTCACTCGCACACCAACCCCACCGCTGCTAATGGGGGAGGACACAGTAACCATGTAATGAACATCTCTGGCTCATCCATCGAATATGGCGCTCCTGCTTACGCCTTTCCGGATAAGGCCTGGATCGTTGGACAACACGCTCACCCAACTGGTACAGGCTCGTATCAATCAATTGCAGGCGACCACGGCCATACATACCCGAACACTGGTACAGCATCCAATCTACCTCCTTATTACAGGGGTTTGCGTTGGATTAGGGCAACTGCCAACAAGGTAGCGCCAATTGGCACAATCGTAATGGAGTCGGCTGGAGCGGATCTTGGACCTGACTGGGCAATTTGCGATGGCAGCAATGGCACTCCTAATTTATCTGACAAGTTTATTTATGCGGCTGGTTCTGGGACTGGTGGTGCTAAAACACATACCCACACGACCAGTGGAAACTCGTCATCTGCAGGTGATCACTATCATACAATCCAGGTTGACTCCTCGACCACGGACTATACAGGCAGCTCAGAGTTTGGAAACCCAACAGCATCTAACAAGCATTCCCACCGAAAAGTTGGGGCACAATCCACTAATGCAGGTGCTCATACTCACACAGTGGGCACATCCAGCGAAGGCTCTACCTTACCACCTTATATTGTCGTCAGGTACTGGCAACGTATTAGCACTGCCAACGAGGCTGCCTTCCCTTCTGGTGTTGTCCTTGGCACTTATGCCTCAAGCGTTCCCTTGGGATATAAAGCCGCAGATACTTTTTATGGCTACATTCCTAAAGGTGTTTATGGTGCGGAAATCGTTGGATCTCGAGTTGGCACGGCATACGGCACAAATCACAATCACATCGCAGGAACGGTCTCTACTGCTCCCGCTCATTCGCACGCAGAAACCGCAGCAATAACTTACGACAATGCAGGTGGAGCACAAAGAGCAGCCGCGTCCGGCAGCGGAACAACACAAGTCGGGACACATACCCATACCTTTACCTTCAACCTGGGAGCGGCAGGAGCGCATACTCATACGCCTGATAGTCAATACACAGGCAGTGCTTCGGCTCTACCGCCTTACAAGCAAGTATTGTTTATCATCAAAGATACTCCTGCTCCGTCAGGCAGCCTCACCGTTAGCGGTGACTTGAGTGTAGGTGGCGATGCGACCATTACTGGTGACCTCAAAGATGGCGATGGGGTTGCTTACCTGAAGTCTACTGGCAAAGCGGCTGATTCTGACAAGCTTGATGGGCTGGACAGCACCGCTTTTTTACAGACACCTTCTTGGCAGGATTGGACACCGACACAAACGGGTTGGACTGCATTGCCGACTGGCACTTACAGATATTATCGAATGGGAAAAATGTGTTTCTTTGCCATTGATATAACAGCAGGAACGTCTAATAGCACGGCGGCAACACTAACTTTGCCATTCGCTGTTAAATCTGGCGTTTGGTATGGTGGGGTAAACGGACTGTGTGTGAATAACGGAGTAGTTCTGTCTGTGGCAACTAAGTGGTATATCGACACTGCTTTGAATCGGTTGCAATTTGGCACGGATATGGGAGGGGGGCTATTCACAGCTTCAGGAACTAAACGAATACGGTGCGAGGGATTTTATGAGACGGGATAATTACTTTGAAACCAAGACATTCCAAAGTGGAGATTAATCATGAGTAACCAGAACAAACCTTTTGGCGTGGATATCAGCAGATATCAATACTCAGCTGATGGCAGGGCAAAAATCAATTTTGATGTTTTGAATCCACTGATCACGTTCTGTGGGATCAGAGCTGCGATTTCCTGGGGATACACCGATCCCTGGTTTTCCTATTCGTGGGCAAGTGTGACTGCACCGAGATTGGCATACCACGTCACCTATCCAGGGGAGGATGCAATCCGGCAGATGGACCACTTTCTGCAGATCGTCAATCCAAAAGACCATGATCGTCTCGTGCTTGATCTCGAGCTTGATCATGGTTACAGCAAATATCGCATCACTCAGACCGTAAACGCTAGCCTTGAACGCTTGAGAGTGGAGACTGGAAGATATCCAATCATTTATTCGAGGGCATCCTGGGTCAATTCGTTTCTCCATGTGCCTGATCTGCCAGAAGGTATCGACTGGTGGTTGGCAACTTACCTTACCCCACTTCCCGAACCTGCTTATACGCCTGAACATCCTGGACCACCCTGGTTGCCTTCTGGCGTTGATACCTGGTTGATCCATCAAACCGGAGACCGCGGCAATGGTGCAGCCCACGGAGTGGCATCCCACTATATCGATACCAATCGTTGGAACGGTACAGAAGACCAGATGCTCAATTACTTTGGAATGACGGAAGAATCACACGAAGTTTACTTGCCGATTATTGTTACCCCAGAACCAGAGCTAAAGCCTCTCTATCTTGCTGAAGTAAAAAAGATCGCTCGAGTGCGTTTGAAAGTTAGACCGGTTCCTGGCTCGACTAAAACCGTGAGATCCCTTTCATCCGGTGACCAGGTGAACGTCTATGAAGAAGTGGACGGTTGGGCACGGATCGGGGTTGGGGAGTGGTTCAATGACCGCTACCTGCAAAGGGTGGTTGAAAAAGATGAACGCAACCTGTTGCCAGTTCCGTTATGGTCCCAACGAGATCCGCGGTGGAGCTGGTTGAAAATGGGTAACTCCGGGATCACAATCGGAGAGCAAGGATGCCTGGCATCCAACACGTCGGGTTGTCTATCCCTGATCCTCGATAGAGAAGTAACGCCGTTGGAATACGGGACGCTGCTAAATTCCGGACCCATTGGCAGCTATGGTTATTTGAATCCGACTAACCGTATGTACTGGCAGATACCAAAGCTTAAATATGGCGTACCGCTTGAGATATTCAAGGCTTTCCCGAGTGGTTATGGCTGGGAAGATACCGTGCGCTCGATGTTGGCAAAGGGATTACCTGCAATGGGGCGGGTGGATATGCTCCCTGGTGCTGGTTATCTACAGCACTGGGTAACGTTTTTGGGTGAAACTAATGGGGTGTTTTGGATCCACGATCCCTGGTATGGCACGGTTTCAGCACTGACAGCACGATACCCTCACGTTTTTCACATTTCCGCATATGGAAGGCCAAAATAATGGAGGAAAGAATGAGTAAAAAAAACAAAAAAATGCTTTGCGAAAGTCAGGTGGCAGCGGTTTTCATGAGTCCTGCCTCAACTAGCACTCGAGTAGGGCAGCTATGGAGAGGACAAGAGGTAACCATCGTAAAAATGGATGGTGACTGGGTAAGGATCGATCAGCCAGAGGGTTGGGTGATCAAGGGGCACCTGATAGATGCCCCTGTTGAAAATGAAACACAGGTAAGATCATAA